CCCGTTTCGAGATATGCCAACACGAATGCATCCTGTTTTGGTGTCAATTTCATAGTTGATAAGCATTCTCAGAACACAGAACATTCCAGAACAGGTTTGGCCTAAAGTCTATATCCATACCTAATATACCTCTAATACCACTTTAATACCACTTTTTGACTAGCTCTTTTTACACAGACTGTTCTGGTGTGTTCTGTGTTCTGACGCATCATTTACAACAACGCCTGCAACGTCTGATAGCCGAACCCTTTCGAGTATGGTCGATACGTTGCAAACGCTTTTGCGGTGTTTTCTTTGCATATGACCCCCGGCAACAACCATTGAACAACATTACGAACGATCCATACGCGCTGCTTGTTGCCGTTTTCGTCATACACTGGCAATTCGACCTGATGCATACCAGCATCATCAAGCGCATGCCGCATGGAAGATGACAAACGCTTGACGCCAGAAACATCGCCATCATTCATGACGCTCAACAGGTCAGATACGGTGATGAAATCGCAAGGCCAATGGGAAGCGATCATGCTGGCAAGCTTCTGGAACTCCGACTTCGAAGCAGCAATAGCGCGACGCTTGGCTTCAGTTACGGGCGGTCGCGCACCGGGATTGAACCGCGACAAGTCTCTAGTCCGCAACCACGCGCCAAGCGAATCAATGAATGCGGGCTGGTCAAGCAGACCATACAGATAGACATAGATGTGTTCTGCACGCGGCGCAGCAGACAGGTGAACCACATCCCATCGTCTGTCTGCATCGTCCATTGGCACGGCATTCTTGTGATTGGAGTACAGCAACCAGCGGCACGCATTGTGTTCGACATACTCACGCCCGTACTTGGGTTTGATATAGCGTGTTTCCTCCGTGAGCATGTTGCGAATCTTGCCTTCCATCATGTACGCGTCTTCACGCGCACCAGCACGGATTTCGTCAACGATGGCAATCACACGCCCTGCCAGCGCCCCATTGAATCCACCGTTGATGAGTGCATCCATATCGACGCTAGGCGCAACGTACCCGCGCCAAAGACGACTGATGACCGATGCAACCCAATTACGGCCGGTGCCGTAGTGGTCGGCGATATGCAACCATCCAAAATGCGGCAACACGCCGGGTTGTTGCTCGATGTGCGCCAGCCAGTCAAGGAAGCGTTCAGTTGCATCGCCAAACAGGTATTGCACCTGTTCAATGAACGGCCCGATGTCGACGCTATATGCGCCACGTTCGACAGGTCTCCACATGTTCAACGCGCTGCGTCCATTCGGGTCGGCAGTGATGATGTTGCCGCCAGCATGAAAGGTGCGCGTCTGCACCATCTTGCGCGTTGGGTGCCGCAACCATTCCCGCGTGTGCTCGATGGTGCGACCATCCGCGGTCAGGCTGTTGGACGCTGCCATGGTATTACGGAAGTCGGCAAGTGCGAAGTTCATGTAACGGTCATACACGTTGCCGACCTGTGAGCCGTCGCTGATAAATACGAACTGCTCAATCATCTGACCGATGCTCATCACTGGCGCAAGCAGAATGGTTTCTTCAGGCAGGTTCAGTGCGATGTTGGTCTGTCGCGTCAACTCGCGTAGATCGGCGTTCGGCCGTGCGCTACGCATCGCCACCATCTTGCGGCACTCATCGATCTTGAGCCGGTGCCCATGGTTGGCAAGCGTCGTCTGTACATGACCGGCCAGCAATTCACGCAACGTTGGGTCGATGCGCTGATCAAGCGCTGCCTCACTTGCAACCGCACGTACCGCATGCACATCACCGGCTGCACTGATGCGGTCATAGTATTCGTCATATGCGGCAGCAGCATCAGCAACAACGTCGGCGTTCAATGACGTCGCGCGCTGGAACATGACTTTCGTCGTCATTGCACATGCACGCTCGATATCCCATTGCATGTAAGTGCGTTGCGCATCATGCTGCTCATACGCCTTGCCGCGCCGGAACGCCGCGCGTGACATCAGCCGTTCTATCCGTTCGCAATCCTTGCCGGTCCAGTAAGCAAACCGTGTAGCAAGCGCGAACGCGGCGTTACTGTGGTCGAAGGTATCGTTGTTGGCAGGATAAGCCTGAGATAGAACGGCAACGTTTGCATTGAACAGGTCGGCATTTGAAGCAATCGCATTACTGCTAATGGCAGGCGCTTCGGGAGAAAGATGGGCAAACGCTTCGCTTGCACTACGCGGTGCCGGTGCGGACAAAAACTGACGTAACAGTTCTTCATCATCGGCGGGTCCGTTCCATTCAGGTATGGGTGCTGTTGTCCATGTGAGCGGCATCGCGCCAGCACCGGGGGTTATGGGGAATTTGTCCGTAATGAACTGGTTGAGCGTCGCGCCAAAGTCGTACACGTTGCCAACGGCACCGCGACCAGTGAGCGCAATGAAGCGGCCGGTACGGTAGCATTCGAACTTCCCACGCTTGCGGCCGGTGAATCCGTGCGGCGTTGTGCCAGCCACAAACAGATGCATACCGGTACCTGACTGTGATGCCTCAAATGCCGCACCGGGGAACCGGCTGAACGCATCGAGCGCATCGGCATCCCACGCACCATCAGTCACGCATCCATCAACGTCGATGAATACGAACGGGTCGGCGTCGGTTACAACGAACGCTACGCCCATTCCGCTTGTGCGCGCCGATGCCAGCGCAGTCTCTGCGTCGCACCAGCTTGTCGGGTCTGTGCTGCTGCCCTGATAGCCTGCGATGCTATACGGCATCTTGCGGGGCTTGCCGCCAGATGGGTCAGCCTGCAATTGCCACAACATGAACTGCCGGTACTGCGTCAGGGGCTTGAACGGGCCGTCAAGCGCGGCCCTTAATGCTGCATAGTCGTGCATGGTTTATTGCCCGGCAGAAGATTAACGAACACCCTTGACGCCATGCTTTTCAGCCAGTGCAACGATGGCGAACCGGTAGATGTCAGCAGTGTTAAGGCGAATACCGGTGGCCTTTTCGGTCGCTTCATGAACCTTGGAATAGTTCTGCTTGTCGTCCTCATCAAGACGGACGGATACAAAGTTTGGGGGAATGATAGCGGGCATGTAGATAGCTCCAATGTGTGTAAATGTGTGGACGTCACACAAGGCAGGAGCTTATCACAAAGAGAAAGGCCCGCGTGGCGCGGGCCTTATGTCAGTCCAGAAATATCAGCCATATGCCGACGAATATTAGTGTCAACCACCAATCGCCGTACAGTGCAGCAATGATTGCGAAAAGTAGCATGAACATGTCAGGGTTCCAGAATGGCAATAAGGTTAGCGATACCATGCACGCCGGGTTGGCACGGGTGTCTGATCCATGGACGCGCACCGCCGCTCACTCCCGGCACGTATCCATGCAGTGCATGCGTTAGTATAAATTCGACGTCATGACATGCAGATGCGGGATAGTCGAACTCTTTGGCCTGCCCGCAATAGCTGCATTTATAGATGAGCTTCATTGCTCGAAGTCCTTTCGCAGCATTTCGAGCATCACATGCTCACGCTTGCGAAAGAAGTCCTCAAGTTCATTCGCATCAGTAGCCGACACAATGAATACATGTGCAAGCGCTGGGGCGTTACCGTCAGCATCTTCATTACCTGAATCGCACGCGAGCACAAAGCTAGTTGCCTTGTGGTAACGCATATGTACATTCGCCGCAGTGGTGAACATGTCGAGCATTAAATCTTTCTTTAGCATTGAAGGTTTCATTCGTCGTCACCGTTATAAGGTAGTGGGTCGGTAAGGTCATATGGCATGCGCTTCAGATGTTCCATATCACCTGCCAGCCCCTGCCATGCGACGATGCTGCCAGCGTGGAAAAGGACCGGGCCGTTGCGCCACACATCACCATCCCATGTCACCTTGACCTTGCTCCATTGACCGTTGCTGTAGCGCACGCGGTACGCCCCCACACGCCACGGTTTATGTTCCGGGTAACCGTACTCCTGTGACAGCTTTGCCATCTGTGCGCCGGGTACTGTCAGGCGTATTTCGTTCTTGCCATTCACTTCATGCACCGCGCCACACATCGTACACCGCTGCTTTTGCGGACCGTTGGACCGGATATAAGTATGGAAAAATATCGATACTTTCATCGGTTCCTGACACGTGAGGCAATTATAGTTTTTCATCGATACTTCTCCGCAGTGAATAGTTCCAGCAGTTTGAAAACGTCGACATCGCCCGGTTTCATTTCGCGCAGGATATCGCACGCGCGTTCCAGACCGGCGCGTCGACCCATACCGAACCCGGCTTCGTATGCAGCGTCGAGACCCTTGGTGATATGGTCCGGTCGCTGTGACGGCAGAAAGTCACGCTTCGGGATAGGGGGCGATTGCTTCGTCATAGTAGGTCACGAATGCGTTGATGATGGAATGACGCAGCGCATAGGCCGTGTCGTGGTGTTCGACGTTAAACCACTTGCTTGCGCCGATCTGCACGCGCACGTCAATGTTGCTAAAGACGGTACGAACGACAAGTGGCGCGCGACCCCATTTGTACGGGTGCTCTTTGTCGTTCGGGTCATAACGGTACAACACGAACCCATGAATACGCGCCACACCGACCAGTTCCAGGCAGTGCATGGTGATATTGTCCGGGTCAAACAGATAACGGTCAGAGTCCTTGAACTGTACGAACAGTGCGTCACCATCAAGATTCATCGATACGACGGCACCGACTGCAAGCGCCGCCTTTATGGCACGTTGCATCGAGCCGTGAGATGGCAATGCGCGCGCGATACGTTTAGTTTCCATTTGGCGGTTTTCCTGAAGCCAGATAATCGAGCGACACGCCAAGTGCACGCGCAACGTCGATGAATGTGAACATGTTTACGCCTTTGCCGCGTTCCATGTTGTAAATGGTACCTTCGTTGACCTTGACGCGCCGGGCTAGTTCGACTTTTTCAATGCTGGCCTGCACGCGTAGGCGTCGCACACGCTGGCCGATAGATTCATTACTCATGGGGGAGTTTTGCATGTTGACCGTCATACCACGAATAGGGCGGTCGTTGATTGAACGGTGCCAGTTTCCACGCGGTGAATCCGGGGCCGTTGTGACGACGATGACGTACGAACCATATACCGTCATCGCGCATTGCGGCCTGCTTGCGCACCGGATTGCCCATATTGAAAATTGGCACCGTCATGATTAGCGCGGTCGACCGCGCAACGGAACGGGTTGGCGCTCGAAGTACCGTACACGCGCCACCAGCCGCAACCGCGTGTCATGGTCGACGGTCTGGTATGCCTGTGCGCGGTTGAACCGTATCAGCGCGTCCTTGACTTCAGGCAATGTCAACAGGTGTTCAATCTCTGCGTCAGTCAGGATAGGAGTCACTGTACTTGCTCCACAGGCAGGATGCTCACGCCGCGTACACCGGCCAGATTGCGGCGCACATACTTAAGAGCACTAGCGCGATCAGGAAAGCCAAGATACTCACCTTCCGGCGCATCGATACGAAACCTGCCGGGTTGGGCCTTCTTGACACCCATCGCACCGAATACGCGACGCTGTTGTTCCCGAATCACATCATCAAGTGTCTGTTCGACATCAATGAATGCAATTCCCACGCTATTCATGTTGATAGGTTGTTGCTGTGCGGTATATGTCAGAGGCAACTCACGAGCACATACCGGCAACTCCGGCGATTTGCTACCGGCAGCGACCAACAGCCTCACTACGGATGGTCGGGTTTGATCGTTAAACGCCGCCACTTCCGCGTCACGCAACGCATCCATATATTTCCGCATAGCGTTCAACGCGGCCGGATAACCGCCGACGTTCGCGACGAATGTGTCGAATTGAGCGGCAGGATATGACACGACGTAACGGCGGTCAAGCGGGCTGATGGTAAAGCCGTTCGCAGCGGCAAAGTCTTTGGCTTCTTGTGCAGGGGTAGTCATGATGGTATGTCCTTACTGTTTGGCGAGTTTATCGCGCAGGTTGCAGAATGCCTGTGTGTCCGAGTCATCACCGTGACCGCCCCGACATTCCAGGTCGAGCCACTTATAAAGCTTGTCGATGCGTGGATCACGACCTTGTACACCGTTGTACGACTCGTTAGGGTTGGTTGTCATGACATCGTAATAGCGGACACCATCCACGTCAGTGACCGTCTTGATGGTTGCCGCACTTGCCGGTTGCATGTTATACAACCACACTGCCAGCACTGCAAACAGGATCACGCCGCGATGTTTGTCCATCCGGTACGCAAATGCGAACAAGGCGACGATCAGCATGACCGCAACCAGTACCACAAGGGTAAGTAACATTTTAAGCTCCATTAGGGTTGACAACGGAACAGAGTATAAAACCGTTACTTCCATCTATGCAAGCAGAAAATGAAAAGGGACGCTTCGAGCGTCCCTTGTGGTCCATGCGCAACGCCCGGTCAGTGTCTTACAAGCCGGTCGATTTCGGCGCGTAACGTTTTCTTGAGCGGTTTGGGCAGTTCGTAATGTTCGCTCGCTTCCGCTAGTGTTTTCGCGTCATTCTCCGCAACCGCATGTTCCAACACGGCAAAGCGCAGACCTTCACGGCCCCCAAAGTACCGGTTCAGCAGACCATCACTCACGCCGGTTTCACGGGCCACGGCGGCACGCGTCACCTTGCGGATGCCTTTGGTGCGGGCGATCTTGTAACCGACCAATGTCAGTTGTGCGGTGCGCTCATTAGCGCTCATACGTTCGTTTGCCATGCTCGATTCACTCCATTAGTTACGGTTTGGTGTTGCAGATATTACAGGGTTCCGGGGCCGGTGGCAAATGCAGCGTCGCAACCGTCAGCTATCGCCAGATTGAGAAAGTTAAGCTGCGCTGCCTCATGCCTGTCGTTTGGGCTGAACGTCCATCCTTCATGCTTTATCTCACGCATGGTGCACAGTCCGAACGTCATGCCCACATGTTGCGGTTCGATCAGTTTGGGTCGCCAGCCAATAAGGTCGGGTGACTTCAGAACTTCGTTGGCCTGTTTGGATTCATTAGCAAGCCCATATCGCACGACACGCCCATCATCGTCCTTGAATGCACCGCTGTTGTTGCGGAACAGACGTACGCACTTATTGGCCGCTTCGATGCGTACAAGGGATTGCTGGCGAGATTCGCTACCGGGAGGGTCGTCACTGAGTTTAGGCGCGTCCATTTGATGCAAACCCATCAGTAATTTAAGGGCGTCTACAGCACGGCTATCGACGCCCCATGCACGCGCCCATTCGTCAATTGTTCGCATCTTCAAGCTCCAGTTGACGTTTGCGTGCACGCTTCTCCGCGATACGTGATTCATAACTGTTGAATTTGCCATCGCGTTGATGCTTGCGTCGCTCATATCGCGACTGTTTGACAAATGATGGTTGCATTTGCGGCGTCACGGGCAAATCATCGATGCCAAGCTTGCGCAACTGTGCATCGAGCGGCAACAGTTGCTCACGTATCTCATTGAACCGGCGCGGTCCGATACGTGGCTGATTGAGCGAATGCACTAGCGTCTTGCGTAGTTGCATCAGGTGTTTGATAACCTGTTCGCGACCGATTACAGGTGTTACTTTCTCATCCATGTCACGCCTCAATTTCGTTAGTTACGGTCAGGTTTGCAGGCACCACGATACCACGATCAACAAGACTTGCGACGATTCGTTCGCGTAATGCATACGCTTCAGAACGTCCTAACGTCATTGCCGCATTATGGTCGATATTGAATGCGAACCAGAACCGACGATACGCTACACGTGCGTCAAGGTCACCATAGGTTGAATACCAATAGATCATCGTCTCACGCAACCGGTGCTGCGCGGCCTGCCGGTTCATGTGCGACTTGATGACTGCTACACGCGGTACGCCTGCTGGCACGTATACAGCGGTTGCCGGTACATCAATGCGTTCCATTTCCTGCCGGTATTGCGCCAGCAACGCCGGGTCAATTTCAGTAATGTCACCATCGACCTGTGCAGGACCACCGCGTGCGGCCGGTGGCGGGGCTTCCGTTCCGCAGTAAGGGCAACAGTGATAGATGCGTTCATAGGGGAAGGCACATTCGGGGTTGAGACATACGCGCATCGGTATGCCATCGTCGACCGCTGCCTTGCGTTTGGTGCCCGCATCGGTAGTCCACACGCGGGGTTTGTCAGGCGGACCTTTGTGAAAATAGAAGTTGCCAACGTGGTCGAAAATATACGCAAATGGCTTGCCGCTATCCTTGATGAATTGCAGGCGTTGCATCACAGTGTAGCTATCCCATGCACCTGCAAGTATTTGTGAAATCATCAAGCGAAGTGCACGACCCCACATTTGGGAATACAGGCTAAACGATGCGGTCATGCGTGCGAACGACACGCATTCGATAGCGGGTAGGTCAAACCCTTCGCCAAACAGGTCGACGTTGATCAGTTGCCATAGCTCACGGTTGCGGAACATACGAAGCGTCTTGCGTCGGTGCCCCTCATCGTCTTCGCCTGTGAGCATCGCGGCGGGTATGCCCTTGGAGATAAACTCCGCAGTGATCTTGCGCGCTTCCTCGATGTCCTGCGCGAACGTCACACCAAGCTTGCCGCGCGCGTATTTGATATAGGTATCGACTACACTGCCGACAAGCTTTTTGGACTGATGGACGGCTTCACGCGCCTGGTCCTGATTGAATTCGCCGTTGGCGCTAACTTCGATTCCATCAGTTGCAAGGTCATCTGGCTTGATGCAATAGACCTTATAGTCGGTCAGGTAGCCGTCGTTGATAAGTTGGCGCATTGGTGGCCCCTCAACCAGTGCATCGGCAATACCATGGGCATGACTGCCAAGCCCTTTGCGGTCGGCACGAATGGGCGTTGCGGTCGGCAACAGAAAGCGGGCATTGGGGAATAGTTCGGCCGCGCGACCCCATTTGTTTTCTTTCAATACATGGTGGCCTTCGTCTATATGTACCATGCCAACCGAACCGGGCCATTGTCCAAGATCACGCTTGGTGATGGTGTCGACCGATGCAACGCGCCACGGCGAACGGGCGTTGTAGAATGTGCGCCCGAATTCCTCAACATGGGCCGCGACGATGCTTTTGATAACCTTGTCTGACGCAATCAGGCCGTGAGGTACTTCCTCACGCGCCAGTTGAATCGACATCTGCCCTAACAGTTCGCCCCGGTGCGCGATGCTGCAACCGGCCGGAAACTGATGGTTCCACGGGGTTGCGATATGATCCTTGGCGAATGACCCCATAATTACCGTCTTGCCGCCACCGGTCGCCAGTTGCATCATGACGGCGCGTTTGCCGCCTAGGTACGCGCCGTTGACGTCATCTTTCAAACGTTGTTGAAATCCCCGCAAGTTTGACAAATCGTTCTCCTGTTGCTTGCATTAACGTTAGTAACGGATTATGCTCTGTTCCGTCGCACCCATCAACCTATAGAGGTCTACAAAATGGCATATCTCGTATTTCAGTTCCCGACCGACATCAGCGCGGCGGACGCAATCCACGCCGTTGCGAATCACTTTGCGGTTGGCGTGAGCATCCTTGGTCAACCGGCCAACGTTCCGCAGCATATCAAACAGGCCGTTGAACGTATCGGCGCGGCCGACAGCCCCGACGCTGGCACAGAGCAAAGCCCGGCTATTGCGTTCGGCAGTCTGTTGAATAGCGCGGCAGCGGGAAACGGGATTGCGGCGTCTGCTCAGTCTTCTGCGGATGCCGCAACGTCACAGACTGCCCACGCGGCGCAGACGGATACTTCTCAAACATCGGCGCTCGCGTCATCCATCCCTGCACTGCCGCCCGGCGCTACGGTGACTGCCCCAACGCCACCGGCAAATGCGGCCCCTTCGAACCCTGCAAGCGTCGAGTTTGATTCGAGCGGACTGGCGTGGGATGAGCGTATCCACAGCGGCAACAGGACGAAAACGCCGGGCGGCGAGTGGCGCTCGCGCAAGGGTGTCGACAAGAATCTCATCAAGTCGGTCGAACTGGAATTGCGCGCACGGTATGGCGCGGGAAACGCCTCGGTCGCACACGCGAGCGGCGCAACTGTCGGTACTGCGGATACCCTTGCTTCTGCTTCGCTTGACCCCATCAGCAAGAAGCAGGCGGCACTTGCGTACGCCAAGACACAAGCGCTCCGCGTTGCCGGGCCGCAGCAGATTGACGACCCGATGCTTGAAGGCATTATGTCTGGAACCGTCAAATCATATTCGGTGTCACCGGGGCAAGGTGAATGGCTCACCATCTATTACGCGAAGTTCCAGGCGGCATATAAGGAATTCATGGACGCCCCAAACGGTGTGCCCGGCGCACACGTTGCGAGCGCATCACCGCAGACGACTGGCAGCGCTCCCGTAGCGCCAGCGGGAATGGCGAGCAACACGGATGTATACCTGACAGCGGCGGTTGGTACGCTTGCCCCTGTGCCGAATGCCCCGCAAGGCGAGCTAGACGCAACTGGTTTGCCTTGGGATGAACGCATTAATGTACCCGCGAAGATAAAGGACGCGAACGGCGTCTGGTTGCAACGCTTCGACGTGCCGGGCGAAACTAAATTGCTGGTCATGGCGGAACTGCGTAAGGCGCTTGAGGGAAACGTACAGGCGTCTGGTTCGCCCAATGGGGCCGCTGGTATTACACCGCCTGTGCTGGTAACAGCCGAACAGGCGGTGGCCGACTTCCCCAAGTTGATGCAATGGGTAGTTGCTAACCAGCAAGCCAAGCGCATCAGCATTACGGATGCGTCCGACGCGGCGCGTGATGTTGGCTTTGTGGATGCTGGCGGTAACGGTCAACTGGCGCTGATGCGCGAACACACCGCAGCTTTCCCGTACGTCGTGCAAATCCTGCAAGCGAAAGGGGCAATCTGATGGCCGACGCGAGTCCATACGCCTTGCGGTTGTCGCATGCCGCGTCGTGGGTTCGCTGCGCCGCATTCTCACGCATGAACCGTACGCCACAAGCGGTGATCATAGAGAATGCGGCGGACCACACGGTGCGTGAAGAAGGGACCGCGATGCACGAAGCGGCGCATTGGATGTTCATGGGTCTTGAGGTATCGGGCGGCGCTAAGATGTCGAACGGTGTTGTGCTTGACGATGAAATGGTCGACGCCGCACAGTTTTATTTTGACACGGTATTTGGCTTCGATAACAGCATGGATGCATGGGTCATCGAGCGTCAACTTTGCGCACCACGCATCCATGCTCAGTGCGGCGGCACGCCTGATGCGTTCGCGTTGTATGACTTGCAGTGGGGGAATATCATTCGGTTGGTCGATTTTAAGGGGGGCTATCGTTTCGTTGACGTTTTTCCTAACTGGCAGTTGATGGGCTATCTAGCTGCGATTTTGGATTATGCACCGGGGTTTGACGAAGATGATACGGTTGTTGAATTCGTCATCGTACAACCGCGCTGCTACCATCGTGACGGTCCGGTTCGTACGTTTCGTACAACTGTTGGCGAATGCCGCGACCATATCAATGCGTTGCATCACGCTGCTGCTATCGCGATGGGTGACTATGCGCGGGCTGTGTCAGGCCCGCAATGTGACGATTGCGCCGGTCGGGCATCGTGCAGTGTTGCGCACGCTGCCACAGGACGAGCGCTTGAAGTGGCTGGCGAACCTGACGTTTATGATTTGCCGGTAAATGCCCTTGATTATGAAATGCAACGTATTGAGCAGGCGCAAGCCATCTTGCAGGCACGGTTGACCGGGTTGCAGGCGCAGGCTTCATATCTCATCCGCAAGGGTGCGGTGCTACCTCACTATGCGTTGGAATCGGGTCAGGGTCGGTTGATGTGGCTCGATGAAAACGCAGAGCAGGCAGCACTTACGATGGGCGACCTGATGGGCGCAGACTTGCGCAAACCTGCACGGGCTATTACGCCGTTGCAGGCGCTTCACAAGATGCCAAAAGAGTTGATTGAGCAATACGCGCAACGTCGGCGCGGTGAAGTAAAGTTGGTTCGCTTTGACAGCAATGCAGCGGTTAAAGCTTTTTCTCATTTGAAGAAGGATTAAACAATGGCAAAGGTTCAGTTCACAAGCCCCGTTGGTCGCATCGTATTCGGTTCGGTATGGGATGGGTCGACCACCGATTCCAAGGGGCAACCGCGCGTCATAAAAAGCGGTCCTAATAAGGGCCAACCCGCTACGCAATGGTCATTTGGCGTGGCGTTCCCGAAAGTGCTGGCGAATGGTGCGCTGAACGCGGAGTTCAACACCTTCCGTGCGATGATTCTCGATGCGGGTCGCGCCGGTTATCCGCAGTTTTTCAACGGCCCAATCGACCCGTTGACGGGTAAGCCCGGTATTACTCAGGGCGTCGTATTCGCCACCAAGATCAAGGACGGCGACGGCTTCGACACCAAGGGGCAAGACAACAAGTTGAAAGAAGGTTGGGCCGGGCATTGGGTTGTTGTGTTTTCGAGCCAATACGCGCCGCGCAACTTCGATCTGCAAATCGGGCTTGACCCGACGCAACAATTGCAGGACAAGACGCGCGTGCTACCGGGCGATTATGTTGCGGTCTGCGGAACTGTTGACGCCAATGTCGGCGCGGAAACGCCCGGTGTGTACGTCAACGCCAACATGGTGTGTCTGGTCGGCGGCGGACCGCGCATTGTGAGCGGTCCAAAAGCGTCGGAAGCATTCAAAGGTGTCACGGCTGGTGCTTTGCCACCCGGTTGCGTGCCCGGTGCAAATCCGGCAAGCGTAGGGGCGGTTCCGTTGCCGCCTGCACCCGTACCGCCGACGCCACCTGCCGCGCCAGTTGCCCATGATCCTATTGCGACGGCAACCGCTGATGGATGGATAGTGCACCCGCAAGCACCGGGCTATCGGTACAAAGGTCAGGACGTCAAGACTGACGCAGAGGTTGCGGCGCTTTATCCGGCCCCTGCACCCGTACCGCCGACGCCACCTGTCGCACCCGTACCGCCGACGCCACCTGTCGCACCCGTACCGCCGACGCCACCTGTCGCGGGTCCACAACTGACACCGGCAGCGTTGGCAGCAGGCTTTACGTCATATCAGCAAGCTATCGGTAACGGTTGGGATGATACGATGTTGCGGCAAAATGGTTATCTGGTCTAACCTGTAAATCGTCACAACGGAACGCCCGCGACGTGCGGGCGTTTTTCATGGATTGCCACAATGACTAAACGCCCCATCGCTTTTTTCGATCTGGAAACGTACCGTAACTACTTCCTCTGCAAGTTTCTGTTACCGACCGATGAATACGTCGAGTTCGCTATGTTTCCGGGCCAGCCGTTAAACCGCGTGGGCGTACTGCTAATGCTCGCTCGACACACGATTGTTGGTTTTAACAGCGGTAATTACGATTGCCCTATTCTGGCGCTCGCATTGACCGGCGCAGACAATCAGGCACTCAAAGATGCTAACGATATGATAATCACGCGTGGCACGAAACCATGGGAGTTTTACCGCGTGTACAACATATCGATGCCCACATGTACGGATCACATCGACATCATGGAAGTGTTGCCCGGTGTGCGCATCAGTCTTAAAGCCTATGCTGGCATCGCGCATTGCCCGACGATTCAGGATTTGCCGATTGACCCGTCACAAGATATCAGCCCCATCGAGCGCATTCGTCTGTCGACCTATTGCGGCAATGATTTGCGAGTTACGCGAAGGTTGTACGAAATCGCATGCGATAAAGAATGGATACCGCTGCGCGAACATATCAGCGATGAAATCGGCATTGACGTACGCAGCAAGTCAGATGCACAGATATCCGAAGCAATCACACGTGCCAAGCTTGGATTCCGGCCGGAACCTATCCAACGACCTAGCGGTTATCAGTTCACATATCGCGTGCCGTCAAACATCAGCTTTCAGACCGAACAGTTGCAGGAAGCGCTACGCATTGTCGCGACGTCGCCTTTTACGGTGATGCACAAGGAAGAAGAAACCGACGAACTGGATAGCGACGGCAACAAGATCAAATCCGGTATCAAGATGCATAAGGACATCGCGGCTATCCGCATCAAGATTGGCACCAGCGTTTATAAATTCGGCGCAGGCGGTCTGCATTCTCAGGAGTCCGGCGTATGGTACGAAACAACCGCGACGCATCAGATATGCGATAGCGATGTCGGTTCGTTTTATCCAAAGGTCATCATCAATCAGGAGCTTTACCCGGAACAGTGCGGACCAGGACAGTTGATTATTTACAAGACAGTGTTTGTCGAGCGTATCGCCGCGAAGCGTGCTGGTCGCAAGAAAGAAGGTAACAGCAAAAAGATTGTGTTGAACGGATGGTTCGGCAAGCTTGGTAGCAAGTACAGTATGGCTTATGCGCCCGAATTATTGATGCAAGTAACGATCAGCGGACAGTTGATGTTGCTGATGCTTATCGAAGCGCTCGAACTGAGCGGCATCAGTGTCGTTTCGGCCAACACAGACGGTATCGTGACACGGTGCCCGATACCGCTCATACCGCGCCGCAATGTCATCATGAAAGAGTGGGAACGCATTGTTGATATGGAACTGGAACACCAGGTGTACAAAGGCATTTACTTTCGCGACGTCAACAACTATTTTGCTATCACCGATAAAGACGAAGTCAAGCGCAAAGGTATTTTCGTACATGCGGAAGTCGGTAGCGGTCCCTCATCATCGAAAGCGCCACATCGGGAAATCTGCATGGATGCGGTCATTGCCTACGTCCAACACGGGACGCCGCTCGATGAAACGATCTACAGGTGCCGCGATATCCGCAAGTTCGTGTCATCGCGCACGGTTAAAGGGGGTGCCGTCAGACGGCTCTATGAAGGTACCGAGCATGAACCATTTGACCAGCAACAACCGGGTTCATATGAAGTGCTTGGCAAGGTTGTCCGATGGGCATACCGGCGTGACTATACCGGCGCTATCCATTACAAAACGAATGGCAATCAGGTTGCAGACAGCACCGGAGCATGGCCTTTGATGACGCTGCCGGATGCTGTACCTGACTGGATTGATTACGAATACTATGTGGCACACGCCCGCAAACTGTTGGACTCATTGAAGGTGACACGATGACCCGCTTTGTTATTATCTATTACGATATTCACGGTACCATTTCGTGGCGGCATCTTGACGCTATAAACGGCAATCCTGTTGATGCGGCAGCGCATGTGTTCGATGACATAGATATTGCACCAAGCGATACCAATTACATGTGCCCCGTTGTCGCTTATCCCATCTATGCGAACTAATTGAAACTGCCCGCATCGAGCGGGCAGTTTGTCATGTGGTGGCGCTTACCTGCAAGGTCTGAGACTGCCAGAACGTCTGCAATCGTTGATAAAGCAGATTCAGCGCTGCCAGCGGATTGTTACCGATTGCCACTGCGGCACCGCCCGGTATCGTGTACGCGGCTGGATAGAACACCACGTACTTTTGCGACGTCGCCATGAACTGTGCGCATAGCGGATGTGCCTGAATTGCTGCGGTCGCATCCGCCACGGTGGCGAAATTACTTGCTGATGTATCCGTCATTCTGTAGCTCCACCACGTATGCCTGTAAAGCGCGCAACCGCGACGCTGTATCGTCTGCGCCGTCGACTACTGTGAAAGCGCTTGCAGCAACTGCTGGTGATAGGTCTGCGCTGGCGGCGGAATCATCAGTTGCGCTGGCGGCGGGGGTGCCTTTGCTGGCGGTGCTGGCAGGATGACAGGCGGTGACGTGGACGCGCACGCGGTTAGTACCGTCAAGCAACTTAGCGCGCCAATCAAGATTGTCTTTCGCATGATTTGCTACCTCTGTGTCGTATTGCTGTTCAAGGGATGCAACGCGACCTTCTGCTGCCTGACCCTTGGCAAGCGCGTCGGCTAGTTGCTTTGCAGATGCCGCGTTGATTTTTGCGATTTCGTCGGCGTTCAACTGCTTCTGATGCGCGAGCGCCGCGCCATCAATCTTGTGTGTGATGGCAAACGATACACCGCCGCCGATCAACGCACCAACGATGGCGGCAACGCTACATAGTTCTAGTTCATTTGGCATAGTGCGGTTTCCTGTTGACGTCTGATAACCTGCCCGTAACAGTCATTAGACCTGATACGGCAGTCACGGCCCCCGTCGTAAATCCAGCGATTGATTTGTGCGCATGCTGCCTTACGGTCGCCTGCGTTTAGTTCTTTGAGGAAAGTGCTGGTCGAACACTTCCCCGGCCCGATGTTATACGCACAAAACGAAATGACCGCAGCACGTTCGGGTTCGGTGAGCGGAACCGTTACTATACGCTTTACTTCGTCGGCCGCTTCGTTCACCGCTGCCGCATCCATAGCTTTGCACTGTTGCGGTGTGAAACTGCTGGTTGCCTTGACACCGCGTGTGATACCCATACATGCGGTCCACACGCCATTATCATCCTGATACGCAACCAGCCTGTCAGCGCCTTCTTTCTCTGACAGGAATTGCGTAGCGATAGCAACGGCCGATGCCCCAGCCGCGACAAGTGCCAGTACCTTACGGCTTAACGGACTGATCATGTTGCTCCTCGTCGTCCTTTTCGTTGCGCCGTGAAATGCTGCGCCAGTGACGCCAATCGTGATGAATCAGACCTGACCGCAAGGCAATGAAATAGTCCGTAAGCCACGGTAGCGATTTGATGATCTGCAACGCCGAATAGCTCGCTGCAAGAATGCCCGCCGCCGCCCCGATAGCGCCAGAATTTGGAACCATACTTACTAACGTCCCCGATGTTACGGCAGTGACCTTTGCGGCGCTTGCTGCCAAAGTTTCATTTTGCATGATGGGTTATCCTTAGATGTCGTATCCTGCAATTGCAAGCACTAGTTGTGGTGATGCGCCACCAACTACTATCCATGTTCCAAAACACGTGCGCGGTGTGAGAATGTCAACATAGCCGGGCACTGCATATAGTTCAAGACTAGCAGCAGCAGTGCTAATACTAGCGTTAAGCGTAGCTGTACCGCCCACGACAGGGGAACTAGATGCCAACACAGCTTCATAGCTTGTTGCGCCGCTTGTGGTCGTTTGCGTGCTACCAATTTGTGCTTTCTTTGCACCGTATGGCACGTTTAACGTAATTGATGCATTGGTAAGTGCTGCGGTAAATGTGTTTGACGCAAGGGACGTTGTTGTAACATGCCGATCATGTTGAAATGCTTGCACGAATTGTGCGCTAGGGTTTGTGATCCATTCCCCAATTAGTGCCGTTGCTGTATATCCGGCTGGCAGATGGCTACCGCTATAGACCGTTGTCGGTGTGCCAGTTTCAAGTTGCGCAAAGATGCCCGCGGCTTGTGTGGTCGGGTTCCACGCTGCATAAATCGCATAGTAGCTCGATGCTGCGAGTGCGCCGGTATCCAAACCACCGATACCAGTTGTTGCGCCATTCATTGTCTGATTGAAACTGGCGAGCGCGTATTGCAGACCGCCCAATGCAGAACCGACAATAAGCGCGTCGGCTGTATAGACAAGTGATGTTCCTGCCGCACCAGATAGATTCGTACATACCAGATTGCGCGTCGACCCAATGACCCCTGTCAGTTGTCCAAATTCAACGGCATGTGTTGCCGATGTCGCCAGGCCGACGTTGAATACCTGAGTTGACGATCCGGCCAACAGGGCGCGTAACGCTGTCTGCTGTGCGACAAGCAGAGGCGTCATGATAGATGCGTTGTTAGTGCCCGCACTAGCCTGTGCAGACGTCGCAATCGGATCGCACACGACTTGCCAGCCGGTCGTTGTACCCAACACGTCCGATGCCGATGGCGTGTTGGCATTGGCGGCAATAATACTGACGAACTTTTGAAACGGCGCATTACCGCTTGCCGACCAAAGAACCTCTGCACCAAGACCATATGAAATTGCCACACCGCCATTCTGTGACGCAAGAATGAATTCAGGTACGGTTTCAGTCTGCAACGCCTGCAACGCCGTTGTAATCTGCAACAGTAGCCAGTTCATTGTTGACCGGTCAATCGGCAACGCGGCCGGGTCTGTGGCAAGGTCACGCTGATAGTTAAAATTCCACCCCTCTGTCATCGAGATAGTTCCGCCTACCTGCAGCGGGTCGGGAATGCTCGTAACGTCACCAGCGAATCCAAAAGGTACATCGAAATAATGTTGATTCATGTTTAATTTTCCGCCCAAAAGGTGCCGTTGTTAAAGTTCTGATTGAACGAACCGAACCCGAACGCGGGTCTAGTTGAAACGATATATTTCACGCCAACCGCTGCTGGGCGGGGCAGAACGTCAAAGTTTTCAAGAACAAATTGTAAAGCACTGTTCGGTGTGAACCCGAATACGTATGTGACGAACTCCATATTGTTGCCGTCAAGCACATACACGCTACCGTATTGACCAAGAATCGCCTTGATGCGGGCATTGATTTCCGGCACGGTGCAACGGCTGATAAGCTTGTAATACTGCAACTGCAACAGGATTCGTTTTTGATCGATGGTTAGACCGACCCCGGCTTGCGACGTGCCAAAGTTACCCTGATTGAAATTCATGCGACCATTACTAACCACGTTGTTCGCTTTGAGTTGCGGATTGAATATCGCAACTTCACATGCACTGGTCGTTGACGACAGGATATTAAACGCAGTATGCGCGGTCGACGTCGTACCGGTGAGGGTTACCGTAGTCCATGCTGATGTACTCAATGTGGGCCAGTTGCCTAACGTCGTACCGCCAACATCGCTTGCCAACGTGCCCTGCGTACCACTGATGAGTTTGGCCTTAAACGATAGCGCCACAGACCCGGCCGGGATTCCAGCAGCGATAGGAGTCATTGCGACGTGCTTGGCGGCGCTGCCAGTCATCGTGACCGCTACAGCCTGCGTAGCCCCGTTGGGGTCGGCCTGCCCTGTTGTAATCGTCGCGGCACCCGTTGCTACCCATGATGCCTTGGCATCAACCCGGTCAGTCAACAGTTCGGGGAAATCAAAGCCGAACTGCGGTCCTGTATTGGGTGCAACGATCAGCGATAACGGAATGCCAAGAATCTGCGCCCACACAGACAATCCGAACTCATTGGCCGTTTCCAGATTGAAAACGTTAGTACACCAGTCAGTCCAGAACTGTTCATGATTCGCGGCATACCAGTCCTGCTTTTGCTGCAATATCGATTGCAGATTGGCGGACTGGTTGTTACGCCATAGCAGCGCAGACAGGATATCGACGCTGAAATCGAAATCTTCAATACTGGTGCTCATGACGTCACGACCGTGATAGAGAACGCGGTGTTGTTGGTCTGTGCACGTGAACCTTGCGCGATGGCGATATCAACCGGTGTGAGCGAACCCGGCGACGTGCCGATATTGCAGATACGCACACGGCAACCGGGGCACTCTTGTACGACTGCTGCGGCTATTTCAAACGGACTGACATCCTGCCCGATGCCAACCGCAGAGAAACCATCAACGTTGCCAACGAAGTAATCCGCAACGGCCTGTGCTGCGTCGGCTTGCAGGTTCCCCGTGTAAGTACCTTGCACGATTGTCATCGCGCCGTAGATAAATACATACGTTGGGATATCGAACAAAACGTCGTATGTCTGACCGCTTGCGGGTTCAACGATATCGACAGACTGCGCGCCATTCCAGCCCGCACCGTCCGTCTTGTTCTGCAACAACGTCGCACCGATCTGTTGCGCGGTTGCAGTACCGTCGACGCAGGCCCAAATGCTGTGCGGTTGCAACGTGATGCCGTTGATGACTTCGACGGCGCTTGTAACGTTTTCCAGATACGCTACCGACGTAACAAGCAGATTGTTGTTTGCATCACGGATGTTATACAAACCAGAAATCTGAGCTTGCGGCGTGCTGATACCCTGCAATGCAAGCGTGTTGTTACGCAGCGCACGCAGCGATGCATCAGTTTGCTTGTTAGTACCGACGGTTGTGACGCTAGGTGCCTGACCGCTTGGATAGGTCGCACCAGTCTGGTCATTGCTGATGGTTTCCCATCCAAGGATAGAGTCGACCGGCCAGTCAAGCGTGAGGCTTGCAACGGCCGTTGGGCCTGCCACTTGTGCAGCGAACTGACCAAACGCAATACCGCCGCCCGAACCGTTGCTTGCCAGTGTTACGCCGGTAGTCAGAACAAACACCGGACCATTCTGCCCGACCGATGCACGCGTACCAGCCGGAATGTTGGTATTGATGACACCCGTAAGCATCACATTCGTAACTTGCGTTGGTGCTGCCGGTGCGCGAGTCAATCCCATCAGCGCGCAAAGCGCATCAAGGAACAGACCGCCCGCAAGCTTCGGGTTGATCTGGTTCGCGACTTTCGCATTGGTGTTGACAACCGCAGTGCGCGCGCTCGTTTCTGCTGTCACCTGTGCACCAACGTATGTACTCGGATCGGTGCTGATGTTCACACCGAACGCCAGTTCCCATTCGCTCTGAACGTCGGTCAACACGTCGGACGTATCCGGCGAGATAACGCCCGTTTCAGTGATGTAATCGTAGACGTCGCTCATTGCGTCGCAATCCCCGTGATAGTTACTGATTCGTCATAGACCGTTGTGATGACTGCGGTATAGCTCAATACACCATCCACAGACGACATGGTGAACGACTCGATGCCGGTCACATCCGTTGTGGCAAGAATGATGGTGCGCGCCGCTGCTTCAAACTGTGAAGGATTCAACTGGTTAAATGCCGTCTGAAACATCGGCATTCCTTCGTTGTTCGCGTACTTCATTTCGTTTCGTTGCGCTTCGACCCGCGACTTGCTCAACTGTGCGACCGCTGCGGCACCAGTGACAATCGCCATATCTCCGGTTTCAGGGTCTATAAATGGGTCACGGTTTTCGTTCTCTGCAAATAACATCAGCATGTTCATGCTCCCACGACTCCGCCTGTATCGCCCGAACCTGTTTGCACACCGCTGTGTACGTGCGTCGGGAATGGCACGGTAGCGATTGTTGTCGCCACCGGCAAATTCACATTGCCGGTGAACATCGAGCCAAACCCGGTAGCGTCTACATCCAACGTTCCGGTGTTGATGCTGATTGACGAAGATGCGTTGATTTCAACCGTTATGCCGTTGATCTGGATATCAGCACCAATCAAGTTAATTTTACCTTCTGACATGACAATGCGCGTTGAACCGTCAAGCGTGCTGATTACGAGTGCCCCGTCATCAAGCGTAAATGTCCATTTGTCATACACGTCGGGAATGAACCGGCCATTCTCAAACGAATGAATCCGACCATCGTTAGGTGATGACATTTGTGCGCCTTGCAGGAATAGCGAAATGTCGCGGTCGCTCGCTTCAATCCATCCAAGATCGCCGGGACCAAGCGGAAAGTTGATGAACAGACCACCACCACCAATAGCAAGTACCGGCACGGCGGCGATAGGCGCGCGTCCAACGCGTTGCGCACTGGTGCTAATCATGCTGATGAGTGGTTGAACCATCGCGCGGTTTGTGGCGCGGTTATAACTGATGATGCGGGCAGGCAACTGGCCGTCCGTTTTCATCATCAGCTTGCGGAAAAT